TGTATAGATATAGACCCAAAGAATTACGAAAATTATTTTTCAAAAAAATACGTTGATACAATAGCAAAAGCAAAATTACCCTTAATACCGGTCTTATCTAAATCTGGTGGATTACACTTATTCTTATTTTTAAAGGAGTGGTCAAAGATTGAAGATGTTAGAAAAGTATTAGATAGTTGGAATGATTTATACTTTTTATCTAAAGAAGTATTTCCAATGAATAAAGCAGTTGGTATGCCATATACCAATTATGAAAGTTCAGCAGAGTATGCAATCTCTGAAACTGGAATGGGATTAAATTTAGAATCATTTTTATTTTTAGCAAATAAGAAAAAAGTAAGTATACAAGATTTAAAAAACGCCGAAGTTCCAACTTACGAGCCAGAATCACAATGGGCTAACTATCCACCTTGTGTACAAAAATTAATACAAGAGAAATGGCATTTAGATACTAATAGAAATAATTCTTTGTTTAATGTTCTTGTTTTAGAAACAAAGAAAAATCCAAGTATTACAGTAGAAAATTTAATAGACATAGGCAAAATTAGAAATAGAGAAATATTTACACATCCTCTAGATGACATAGATGTTAAACGATTAGCACAGTCGGTTAAGAAAGGTGGCTATTTCTTTTTGTGTCCACCAAAACATTCAGAGATGCAATCTATTTGTAATAAAGAAGTATGTATGACTAGATCATTAGGTATACAAGCTGAAGTTCCTGCAATCATAGATGAATTTAAAAATCCAATGGTGTCTATTGATCTTAAAACAGCTCATTACGAATTTGATTATGAGGGTAAACATGTAGTTATGCAACCAGAAAATATGATTGATGAAAAAGCTTGGCGACTTAAATTAATGAAATATGGAATATTTTGGAAAACATTACCAAAATCAAAAGCAAATCCAAATCCTTATGAAGTGATGATGAGCTCTTTAATGAAACTATTTAAAGAAAATGATCACTTCAAGTATATAGATTTAGTTGAAGATGAAAGATATCAAACATTAAAAGACTTCTTTGAAGATAAATTAGAAGAAGATGATTTTAGTAAACTTAAAGACGGATACATCGTTATAGATTCTAAAACAAATATTTGTTATTTTACCAGAAGCACTATTGATAGATGGCTTAAAGATAAAAAAAGTAAAGTATTTAATTCTACGATAGATGCATTACGTTTACTTAATTGTACAAGATTAGAATATTACATGGGCCAAAAAAATGTTTGGTCTGTTTTAATGCCAAAATTTATTAATTACAACTCAACAAAAAAGACTAACGGTAAAACAAATAACCTAACTGAAATGGACAATGAGTACCACACAGGAAAATTTAGAAATCCAGAAACTAAAACGGATACACCAAAAGACAATTAAAATATTTGGGCCGCCGGGAACTGGAAAGACATATACTTTAATTGAAAAAGTATTAAAGGGACATATTAAAAGAGGTGTAAACCCTAATAATATTGCATTTATTTCTTTTACAAACAAAGCAGTGAATACTGCAAAGGATAGAGCTCTTGCTGCATTTCCACAGTATACAGAAAAAGATTTTTCTAGATTTAAAACATTACATAAATATTGCAGAAGATATTTTCAAGAAGAAGTATTTGATACTAAGAATTGTCTTATTGATTTTGCCTTGCAAGAAAAATTTATAAAGCATTCTGATAATAGATTAAACGATGATGAATTCGTTTACAAAGATTGGTCACTTGGTATCTATGATAAGGCACGTAACATGATGAAAGACCCAGTAGAAGTATATAAGTTAGAATCTTATAAGAAAGATTCTATAGATGTGTTCGTAAGAAAAGTATCTACTTATGAACATTATAAACAAAGTGGTGGAGAAAGATCTTTTATTGATTTTACAGATATGATTGAACGTGCAATTAATGAAGTAAGCTTTCCTCCATTAGAAGTTTTAATTTTAGATGAAGCACAAGATTTTACACCTTTACAATGGTCTGTAATTTATAAGATTGTAGATAATACACGAAGAATTTATTTAGCTGGAGATGATGACCAAGCTATCTATAAATGGAATGGTTCAGACCCTAAGTATTTTACTACGTATTTTCCGGGCCGTAAAGTTGTCTTACATAAAACTAGAAGATTTAATCAAGCAATATATGACTTTTCACAAATAGTTCGTAGAGGAATACTAGATAGTGTTGAGAAAAAATTTGAAACAGTTAACAAAGAAAAGGGTTATGTAAAACGATATTTAAGTTTTATGGAAATACCTTTTAATGAATTGAATGGCACTTGGTACATATTAGGTAGAGTTTCTAAAGTTGTTAATGAACTTAGAATGTCAGCTAAAGCTGCTGGATTATATTTTTCTGATAACAAAGGTAATAAATCTTTTGATCAAAGACAATGGGCTGCAATTAAAGCATGGACTCGTATAGCTAATGGTAAGAGCATAGATAAGAAGATGGCTGAAAATTTATATAAATATATTAGAGATATTGAATCTGCAAACTATAGATCAGAAAAGTTTTGGATTAATGAACCAGATTATAACAAGTATGATTATACTAAACTTGTAGAATGGTGTGGTTTAAGAATTAGTGAAGAACAAAAAGAAAAAGAATGGTGGTGGGTTTTACGTAGAAACTTTCATCCAAGACAAAAAATTAACTTTATAAGATTATTAAAACGTTATGGGCAGGATCAATTAGATAGTCCTCCACAAATCATCATAGATACTATTCATTCTGTTAAAGGTGGAGAAGCTGATCACGTTATTGTTTCAGCTAAAAACGATTATGCCTCTGACTTTAATAGGAAGAATAAACAAGACAAAATAGATGAACTAAAGGTCTACTATACTGGATTTACTAGAGCAAAGAAAACATTACATTTGCTTTCTAGTGATTATCACTATAACTATCCTGTTGGCAAAGATTACTTAGTTTACTTACAGGAGAAAAAATGAGCAATAAAGTGTTTTTTAAACAAGTCGGTGGAGCGCATTATAAAAAATATGTTATCCAACCTTCAAAATTTATCAATGATAATAAGATATTATTTGCAGAGGGTAATGCAATCAAGTATATATGTCGTCACCAAGATAAAGGAAAAAAAGAAGATCTACTTAAAGCAATACATTACATACAAATGATAATAGAAAGAGATTACAATGACTAGCCTACAACTATCAATGACGTTTAAAAAAAGTATTTGGTCTTGTCCAAGTGAATATAAAGATTTATCCGGATATCCTGAAATAGCAATTGACTTAGAAACAAGAGATGAGGGTATAACTAATGGATTAGGTGCTGGTTGGGCAACTAATAACGGAGAAGTGATAGGATTTGCAGTAGCCGTAGATGGTTGGCAAGGATACTACCCATTCAAACATTGGGGTGGTGGTAATATGATTGCTGAACAAGTTTTAAAATATATTAAATCTATTTGTGAATTACCTAATACGAAAATTTTTCATAATGCTCAATACGATTTAGGTTGGCTACAATCTATGGGTATGAAAGTAAATGGTAGAATTGTAGATACTATGATTGCAGCAGCCGTGATTGATGAGAATAGAAGATCATATTCATTAAACAATTTAGCATTTGAATATTTAGGAGAGATTAAAGCAGAAACAGATTTGATAGAAGCAGCAAAAGACCATGGAATAGATCCTAAGGCTGAAATGTGGAAGCTACCTGCAGAGCATGTTGGCTTTTACGCTGAACAAGATGCACGGCTCACGTACCTATTATGGCAACGTTTTAAGCATGAGATCAGTAAACAAAGTTTAACTACAATATGGGAATTAGAATCAGAGTTATTACCAATATTAATTAAAATGCGCCAAAGAGGTGTGAGAGTTGATGTAGAAAAAGCAAGTCAATTAACAGTAGACTTTGCTTCACAAGAGAAAGTAATTCTTCAAAAGATTAAAAAACTTATTGGTAAAGATATAGATATATGGGCTGCAAGACAGATAGGAGAAGCGTTTGATAAATTAAAAATTGCATATCCAAGAACTGAAAAGACAGGAGAGCCTTCATTCACACAAAACTGGCTTCATAACTCTAAATATGAAATTTCGCAATTGATAGTTCAAGCAAGAGAAATTAATAAATTTCATAATACTTTCCTTGCAAGTATTCTTAAATATGAAAATAAAGGTAGAGTTCATGCAGAAATTAATCAATTAAGATCTGATAATGGTGGTACAGTATCTGGACGTTTGTCTATGTCAAACCCTAACTTACAACAACTACCTGCTCGTAATAAAGAGTTTGGCCCTAAAATAAGAAGTTTGTTTTTACCAGAAGAAGATCATAAGTGGGGATCTTTTGACTACTCACAACAAGAACCAAGAATGGTTGTTCACTATGCAGCTTCCATTGGAGAGGGTTATGAGGGTTCACAAGAACTTGTTAGGGCATATGAAAATGCATCAGCAGATTTTCACCAAACAGTTGCCGAGTTAGTTGGTATTGAAAGATCACAAGCTAAAACAATTGGACTTGGTTTAATGTATGGTATGGGAAAAAACAAATTAGCTAATTCACTTGGATTATCAAAAGAAGAAGCTGAAATATTAATATCAAAATACAATCGTAAGGTTCCTTTTGTAAAACTTTTATCTGATAGATGTATGAAAAAAGCTAGTGAAGAGGGAGTAATTAGAACTAAAAAAGGTAGAAAATGTAGATTTGATTTGTGGGAAACAAGAGATTTTGGTTTACATAGCGCTGAAACATTTGAAAATGCCGTTGCAAAATATGGTAAAGACGGTATTAAACGTGCTTTTACTTACAAAGCTTTAAACAGATTAATTCAAGGATCAGCCGCAGATCAAACTAAACAAGCTATTGTAAGTTGCTATGAAGCCGGTTATTTACCAATATTACAAATTCATGATGAATTATGTTTTAATGTTAAAGAGGGAGATGACGTAAAAATCAAACACATAATGGAAAATTGTATGGAGTTTAAAGTTCCTAGTGTTGTTGATATAAGTATTGGAGATGATTTTGGACAAGCTTCTTAAAACTAGAGATCAAGGATTGCGTACAATTGTGCATCCATTATATCAATTATTTCCATCAAGATTAAAGTTAATTTATTTTGATACAATTAAACTTACACACGGCGTTCATCAAGATTTTAAAGTAGCAATAAGAGATGATATGGAAAAGAACGGTTTACTTTGTCCAATGGTTTTAGATGAAAATAATAATTTAAGGAATGGAAATCATAGATTTAGAATTTTAACTAAACAAAAATTAGCTGACGCAAGTTTATTTTATAAAGCTAATAATGATAGAGAAACAAATTTTTTATCAAAGTTGAATGTGGTCGTATGGAATTTGCATTTAGCAGGTACACCACCAACTGACTTTGAATTTTTATTTAAGCCACCAATGCAAAAGTATACCGAAAATTGTATGCATCTTTTACAAGAAGGCGTACAAAAGTGAAACATTTTTATGAAAGTATAAATGGTTTTTTTAATCAAAGTCATAAACAACTTTTTGATACTATTTTAAAAAAATCTCCTAGCGAGGGCACATGGGTAGAGGTTGGTTCTTTTATAGGTAAAAGTATAGCTTATATATATTGTGAAAGTTTACAACAAAATAAAAAATATGAATTTCATACTATAGATCCATTCTTATCACATCCTGAAACTGAAAAATTTTATGATGCCTTTAAAATTAATGGTAATAATCTTTATGAAGAATTTTTAAAAAATATAGACCCAATAAAAGACAAAATAAATCATTATAAAAATACATCTGTAGAAGTTTCAAAAAAATTTAACAATGAATCAGTTGATGTAATATACATAGACGGGGCTCACGACTATGATTCAGTCAAAGCGGATATAGAATCTTGGTACCCTAAAATGAAGAAAATAAGTATTATGTCATTTGATGATTATTTAAGTCCACATATTGGTTTAAAAAAAGCTGTTGATGAATTTGTACAGAAAGAAAATTTAAATTTAAATTTAATTGGCTGGACAGCCTTCGTTGAGCTTTCAAAAAAATAAATGAATATTTTAATTATTGGTAATAATCAAGGTAATGATTATGCTCAAGACTGTTTATTGCACGGATTAAGAAGTTTATATGGTAATACAGTAGTTGATTATCCTCCACTTAATTTTATGTATAAGGATGCTCCGGAACAAGAACCTCAACCAAAAATGCATGGAAAAGGTTTTACTTTATATTATCTTTTAGAAAATTTTAACTTGATTGATAGAAATAATATTGAACAAAAATTAAAGGATAATTTTTTTAATCTTATAATTTATGCATCTATCCGAAGAAGTTTTCCAAAAGTATTAAACATATTAAACAATATTAAATGTCCAATTGTGTTGATAGACGGTGAAGATGATGCTTATTTGGATGCACGATTATTTAACAAATGGATTTACTTTAAAAGAGAATTGCCTGTTGAACTAAAAGAAATTAAAAATTTATTTCCATACCCTCTTTCAATTCCTGAAGAAAAATGCGTTAAAGAAATTAATCCTTTTCCTCAACACGTTCTTGCGCCTTTAATACCTTACAAAGAAGAAACTTATATTTATAATAACGATAAAGATTATTTAAACATGTATGCAAATTCAATTTTTGGTTTAGCTTATGGAGCATTAGACATTTATCCAAGAGGCACTAAACCACAATGGGACAGTTATAGATTTTATGAAATGATGAGTCAAGGATGCATACCTTTAATACCTAATTTAGACAAATGTCCGGTTAATTGTTGTGTAAATTTACCGAAAGAAAAATTAATACAAATTTACAAAAAATACAACTTTGTTTTAAACAATAAAGAAGATGTAAAAGTAATGAAAGATTATTTAGAAATAATAGAAATGAGAAAATTTGTATTGCAACATGCAAAAGATTTTTGCACGACAAAGGTTTGCGCTAAAAACTTAATAGATAAAACTTTAAGTTTTTATAAATTAA